GGCATCTTCTTTTTTCTTTGAAAGGTCTAACTTAGTTACTGTTTCCTTGGCCTTCTTTGGCTTGACTTTTGACAAGTCTACTTTTACTTCTGACATAATAATATAATATATAATTGTTTAAAATCACTTCGGCTCAAATTGCTCTAAACCAATACCACCCAATACATCGTTTCCAGAGGACTCAAAGTTTGTTGGTAGTAAGTTGTTTTTTCTTTGGTTGATGAGTTCACTCTGCTGAGTTCCCTGAATCTTAATCCTCTTGTCTTTTCGGTCTTCTATACTCTGTTCTTTCTGACCATCTGCGTTAGCCCTTACTTGTGCTAACTGCATGTTAAAGTCAAACTCAGCCTGCATTAATCCTCTTTTTATTTCAGCTTCAGTCTGAAGTCTTTGTATTTCAAATTGAGCTTTAGCTTGTTCTATACTTATTTTTTCTTGAGTGAGGGCTTGTTGCTTTTGAACCTCAAACATTGCAGATTTTTCAGCAGCCTCGGCATTTGCTTGTGCCTGCATTTGTATGTTATTCTGTTGTTGCTTTTGCTCACTTTCTTTTTTCTGCTTTCTTTTTTGTTTTAAAACTTCGTTAGCAAGCTTAAGATTGTTTATTTGTCTGATATCTATTGCGTCTTCAATATCAATACCACCCATTTTTATTGATGCTTGAATATTTTGTTCTAACTGAGCCTTTTCTTCTTCTTCTGGCTCAAGCTCTAAATATATTCCAAAGTCATGTAGATGTAAGCTTGATATTTCTTCTAAAGTACCTACGTTAAAAGAACTTATAGCCCTTCTTAATGATTGATTTGTTAATGCAAACTCAACAGAGTCAGATATTCTTAGAGATATATTTTCACAAGTTCTAGCAATTAAATAAAGACTAGATTGAAGTATATGTCGGGTAGCAACATTAGATGCATTAGCGGCAAGCTTTTGAAGTCCTACAAGTGTGTCTTCCATTGGTGCGCTACCATCCCTAGCCTCATTAAGACCAGTTACATCTCTAATCATTTGTAAGTAGTACTGATATACATTAATCAATGCTCCTAATTTTGCTTGACCGCTTGATGAATTTAGTTCTTGAATTGGAACCTTTCCCCTATTCATATCACCCTCCTGAGTCAAAGACCTACCAAGTATACTACCCGTTTGGAAGTACATGTTTAACGCCTCCTGTGGGTTATAGCTTGTACCATTACCTAAATCTACCTCAGCTAAACCATCTACATCTAAATAAACTCCATCTGGAACAAGCTTAGATATAACCTGCTGTATCTTTAGGTTTGTTATGTTTATCATGTCAGCAAACCCAGTAATTTTACTAACCGTAGATTCTATTCTACCCTTATACATTCTAGGTGCAGCAATAGCATAATTCATCTGAACCTTGGTAGTGTCAGACTTTGGTCGGGTCATGTTCTCTGAAAGTCTCCAGTCAATCATCTGGTCGTAACCAAGAATCTTAGCTCCAGTAAATAAAACTTCTATAGTCCTGGATACCTTTTTAAATGTGTCTGATGGTGGTGGGTCAAAAGAATCTGTTTTTTCTATAACTTTTTCAAGACCATTAGCAGTGTGTTTTAACTTAAACACCTGATTCATGTATGTCTTATACTCAAAGTATAATATTTGAACAGTATTTTCGTCATAGTCATTCCAACCAACAACATAATCAGTCCTGTTACCCATCTTAGATATCCTGTCTAGTTCTTGCTCAGGAATAAATGGGTACTGTTTCTTAAGCTCTGGTATCGTTATAGACTTAACTTCACCTACATAGTATATGTCCTCAAAGTTTGGGTCTTCAGTGTATGACCAAACCATTTTAGCTGGGTCACAGTAATCTGCTACAACGCCCTCTGCCTTGTTCCAATCGGTTTTTACCGCAGCAATACCAAGAACCGTTAGGTCATAATTAAACCTTCTTCTTACTAACTCAAATTTATTTTTAGCTAAAGCGTTGTTTATAGCCTCCTCCTCAGCTATCTCTATAGATGGCTTATACTTTAACTGCATATATAGAGAAACGTCTTCAGGTGTCTCTGGTAAGTCTGACTTACCCTTGAAATTTGATGTGTCTACACCTATTGTGTCTCTAAGTATTTGTATATCTTCTTGAGCTACTATATCTCTAAGTAAGTTTTCTGCGTAGTTTGTTCTTTCTTTTAGTGATGATGGGTCTTGTGCGTATGCGTTAATCTTGTATTTCTTTTCAGACATGCCGTTGACCACGATGTCAACAAACTTAGATATCACTGGCACTGGCTTCCAGTCTAGGTTAAGGTATGATAAGTCACCGTTAATAGATAACTCGTCCTTATATTTTTGTATTGGCTGCTCACCTCTAGCGTACAACCTTAGGTTGTGGTATCTGTTCCAGTTAGTGGCAAACCTGTTACCACTTCTTCCCCCATGAAACCACTCACCCTCTATAGCTCTGCCAACTTGAACGCCATACTCAAAGCTCTTTTTTTCCTCATCACTAACGACTTGGCTTGGGAACGAACTATTTGGATTTGTGCTTATATTCATCTATCTATTATTTTGGAAATACTACCAGTATTGTCATATCTTTTAAAGCCAAGGCTGATATTATTTCTAACCACTTTGTTTATAGGTGCGTATCTATTTTTGTTACAAGCCATTACCGCTAGTCCTGAACTAATAGACGCATCAAACTTTGTTCTGTTGTTTATATCAAACCTTGCCCAGTCATTTAATGTTCTGTCGAAATACATATCCCCGTACTGGTCGTCACCTATGACACCAACGCACTCGTCTATATAAGTTTCTATTGCGGCTGCATGAGCCTGCTTAATGTCCTCGCTTGAGTTGGGTATACCACCTATCTCCTTTTCTGTTAGTGATAGATTATTCCAGACTCTATCTGGTCGGTTCATTGAATAACCCCTATACCCCCTACGCTTTATGTGATACAACAATCTAGGTTTATTATTCTCACAAAGAATTGGCATTCCGTAAAACACAATTGCCATTAAAATGTCTTCAAAGAATATCTCAGCCGTCTGTGGTCTAGATATATACTCTAAAAAGAAATGATTAGCTGGAGCCTCCTCCATTGAAAACTTTGTTAATCCGTGTAGAGAACCATTTGAACCTACGCCACTTACGGTTCCTGATATGTCGTAACTGTCACACCCAAAGGCTCCTACATGCTCATTGCCAGGATACTTAAACCCATTCTTTAGTATTACTCTATTTTGCAGATTTATTGGGGGAACCCATGAAATTAAAAATCTTCCGTTGTTACTAGGTAGGAATATTACTCTTGTGTCTTTTATGCCATTCTCCCACTGAAAGTTACCCTTACTGAGTATGTTGGTGTTTCTAAGGTCCTGATTATAATCTATCTGCTGATATATCCTAGTCAGATTAAACAAAGAGTTCTTAGCCTCATCTCTAAATGCATGCTCCACTGTTCTAGGGAACTGCCTGTAAAATTCATTAAGACCATCCTGGTCGTTTTTTAAACCCTCCACCTCGTTCTGCCAGTAGTCAATGACACCCATTTGTATTTGGTTACCAAACGTGTCAAGCACCTTGTCTTCTGGTGTTTCAAACACAGGGTATCCGTACTCATCTATGTAGCCCTCGTAGTTCCACTCCATTGGTATGAACAACCCGTAAAGACCAGATGCTGTCTGCCCGTTGGCATTTCTTTTTGATACGTCAGAGTTCTCGTACAGCTTCTTAAAGTTTTCACCACCCTTGTCCAAAGAGTTTGATGTGCTACCCATCATGCACTTACCAATCACCCTGCTACCCAGCCTCAGACATGTCTTAGTAACCCTCCAGTTGTTTAGTATGTTTGCAGGCTTCTCCCACTTACCACTCTCATCATGCACCAACAGGGATAGCTTCTCACCATCGTAGGAGTTGTCTCCCGTGTTCTTCCAGTCTATCGTAGTGTCAAGACCCGTGATGTCCTCAATCTTGTTGTTACTGTCTAGCTTCTTTCTAGTAAACTTAGATGCTGGTACACGATACGCAAGCTCTGTCTTAGGTCTATCCATACCATCCTGTATGGGTTTAAAAAAGAACGGGTAGTTTACCGATATCGGCACCACCTTGTCTGTGAACATCTTCTTGGCATCTGGTCCCGTCTTAGACAGTATACCAAACCTTGAGTCGCTGGATAGTGTTGCTAAGTTTACAGTTTCTGCCGATGACATAAAAGAAAAGCCAGAACGTCTGTTCTTCAGATAGCACATCCCGTAGCTTCTGTGGTCTGCCTTACACGCCTCCCAGAATATAAAGAACAGCCTGTTAGACTCTCTGAAGTCTGGCTTACCAACGTCTATCTTAGACCACTGTAAATAATTGTAGTGAGAGCCAGTTATATATGTTGGCTTTTTTTTATTTACGAACCAAAAACCCTCTTCCCTCCTAGTAAACTCTGTGTCTATGTAGTCAAACCATCTGTTCTTAAACTCATCTGGTGCCTCGTTCCAGTCAAACACGCTTTTAAACCTAGATAGTTCTTTCGGGTATGGTATATGTTCCCACTTACTTTCACTAAACTTAGTCACATTTGACTCAGTTGGTAGGGCTATCTTAAGTCCTTGTATTTTGTATATGTCCCCAATCTGTCCAGTCTTGCTTATAACCACAACATCGTGGTCCTTGTTATAACCATACACCCACTTCTTACCCTTATTCATCCTCTTCAGAACGTGGGGCTTTATGTGGTCATCTATTATATTTACTAGTGTCTGTTCGTACATTACTTCTTAGACCTGTTTTCAGCAAAACCAGAGAACACCTTTTTAGGTTCCTCAACTTTAGTAATGTTGTTAAGCATGTTCTCCTCCTCGTTAATCCTGTTTAGGATTTCAAAGGCATCAAATATTGCAAGCTTTTTAGTAGCCGCAGCGTTCTTTAATCTGTCCGATGATACATCATCCGCACCACCAGTAACTATCGGCTCTTTAGCCACCTTAATTAGCTCCTCAACCGCTGTTCGTCCAGCTTGGATTATATTTAGTTTCGCCTCCTTCGTCTCCATAGGTCAAAGCAATATTTTTAGATTTCATACAATATAATAGTTCACCACCCACAACAAACTCAAACTCGGACTCTGGGGTAAATCCCACAACCATTCCTGGGTATACATCGTGTTCTTCAAGCGTCTTGTTGCCATACCTAAGTATACCAGTAAGTGGCTTCTCTTTCTGAGATGACCAATCATCGTCATTAACAACTGGCTGTACAAAGCAGTAGTCAAGGTGTGACTTGTTGTCCGCGTAAAGATATATCTGCTCTGGTGAGCAAGCATACAGGTCATCCTTTATATGACTACGGCTGTTCTTCTCGTTACCCCTTATGTCGTAAAACCTCCTAAACACATTATGGTGGACCGTCACCCTGTCACCAACCCTTATGTCGGTTACAATGGATAGTGGTGTGGCTATTACCTCAGCCTCGTTACTAACGCTCTTGTAACTCTCAATCTTTGTGTTGGTCACAAAACTAACCCCACCAATCTCTTTGGTATTGTTGTACCTGCCAGATACAGGCTTTATAATAAAGTCATACACACTCCTCATGCGTTAGTATTTTAGGTCGTACTCCACAGATATACCCATGTTTTTGTTGAAGTCCTTCCAAGGCATAATTTCATCGTTCTTGGTTATGTATATCCTGTACACATTATCCTTTTCGATGTCCTCTATGTTTGACACGCAATGGCCACCATATACCTCCTGTCCTACAGCGTAGTGCATGGCATTATCCTTGTACTCTTTACCTATGGTTATCTTCCTTATTATAGACACAGCTACTCAGTTTTAACCTTAGTGTACGAACCGTCTGATAGGTCTATATTAATAGCACCGTACTTATCCTCAAGCTCCTTTTTACTAGTATTAGAGTCACCTAGTACCTCAATGTATGCCTTTAAAAGACCATCCTTTTCGGTCTCTATAAAACCTATTCTCTTAAGCAGGTTGTTTAACTCTACCTGCTGCTCAACAATCTTGTCAAGCTCTTCTTTTTCTATTTTCATTTAATTAAATTTAATTATATATATGTTTAAACCCCTTCAATTATCTACATTTTATCCTTCTATTAATGGGTCTACTGGTTCTACAATTTCAATCTCCCCAATAGCGTATGCAATTTCTGCATTGTCTAAATCGGGTTGAGCTTCTAATTGTAGCCAATACACACCACCAACGGTGTTGTTAGTAGGATTCCAATAGAAATCATCAATGCTACTTAATATTGGAAATTGAGAAACGTCTGGTATTATTAAAGCTGTCATCTTACTGCTGTGTTATAAGTTGTTATTGCGTCATATAAGTCAGTTACTTGGTTAGCTGTTAACGAAGCTCCTATATGGGTAAAGTTCATTGTTCCCGATGCTGGGAAAGTTGCCACGCCACTAAGACTATACGCACCTATCATGTAACTATATGTGTTTTGTCCCGTGGAGGCTAATGTTATACGAGAAATATCTATCGTGTCTTTATATAAAGTTACCAAAGAACTATCTCTGTTTAATATATAGTATCCAGCTGTTACACCCCCAGGTCTCGAATTCCCAAAGGGAGCATTCACACCATAATATGTCCTATTATTATATTCAAGAATACCATTAAATAGATTAGGAGAGAGTGTTCTTGACCCTATTAACGCACCATTACCTACAGAATATGCACTAAAATTAGTTCCTAAAGAATGATTATCTTGTAGTCCATCAATAGGAGGGTATCCTGTATCTCCATACTGATTAGAACCATTAAAAGCTACTCCCGCACTTGAATGTGTAGGAGAATTGTACCAAGTGATTTGGTAGGTATCAGGGTCTTTAAGATTATATTCCGCAGCAGCTAGGGAAGTTGGGGATGTTGGATAAATTGCATCTAGCCCTGTCCACAAATCGGTATTATTAGTAGTACTTCCTGTTCCTTTTAAGTCAGAAACAAGTTGAAAAACAGCCGCTTGTTCTGTTGGGTCTGTTATGCCTGCTGCTGTGATGTAAGCAGTAGCGTCAGGGTCTATTCGTACTGCTGTGTTATAAGTTGTTATTGCGTCTGATAAATCTTTTGCTTGGTTAGCTGATAATCCTTTGTGTGCTGCCGCAAAGTCAATCTCACCAGCAAACGGAGCTGATAAAGCTCCACTATTACTAAGTGCTAATATAAATACATTAGCGTTTGGGGCTGCATTAGTAGAACCAGCTGATGTGGTATTCTGAGATTGAAAAACTCCATTATTATATACTTGATTCAAAAATTTATCAGTTCTTGAAGATGTGGTAATAAGTCTAGTTGTATTAGCAAAAGAAGCTGATGAACTACCACTTCCTATATACGCCATTCTTAGACTATTAACGTTTCTTAAAGCCATATATCGTGATGCTTGTAAAGCACCCATTGCGTAGTCACCTTGCGAATACTCACCAGAATATGTTAGACCAGCATTATAAATATCAACACCTTCAGTTGTAGGATTCCAATTTGTATCTCCATAGGCATTAGTACCGTTACCCGTTATTCCAGTAGTTGCGTGTGTTGGATTATTAAGCCAAGTAATGTTTTGAGTTGGGTCTTTTAAGTTATATTCCGCAGCAGTTAATGAAGTAGGTGATAATGGATAGATTGTGTATGAATCACTCCATACGTCTGTGTTATTAGTAGTACTTCCTGTTCCTTTTAAATCTAATACAAGCTGATTTGCGGCAATTTGCTCGGTTGCATTTGAAATTCCAGCAGCTATAAAATATGCTTCAGCATCCGCATCATATGTTGGTGTGTGCGGCACAAATGTTGCTCCTGTTACCGTGCCTGTGTTCCCGTTTCCACTATAATCAGTAGTTGTTGCTGATGGTTCTGACTCGTCAAATCTGTAATAAACGTCAGGTGTCATTACAGATGTTGCCAATGCTCCGTTACCACTGTTATATAATGCGTCAACATCTGTTTGAGATAATCCAGCACCAGACTGCAAAGCAAGTTCATCAATAACTAATTGTCCATAGTTAGTGCCACTAAATCCAATTTGATTAAAAGTTATATTTTCGTTATCATAGTTATGTGTAGTACCAGTATATTTTACGCCATCAATCCATAACTCATTGACAGTGGTAACTAAGCTAACCGCAATGTAATACCAAGTTCCTGTTGAGATTGCTGGAAAGTTAAAATAAGTAATTGATGCTCCTGCCGAACGAGTACGAAAATACGCTTGTGTTGGACTTACAAAAACCAATTGGTTATATAAGGAAGCACTATTACCAAGTATAAGTTCAGAACTTGGCGTTGCGTAAAACTTTACCCACATTGATATACTAAATCCAGCTGTCAAGGCTGGCTTATTAATATCACTTGCCATTGTTGTCTCGTCATTTACACCATCAAAACTAAGTGCATCACCAAATTGAAAGGTTGGTGCAGGTGCAACTCCAAATCCACTTACTTTACCACTAATAGAATTACCTATACCAAGTCCTATCGACATAGTTTATTATTTTACGCCAATAATGGCAGTTGCAGTTGTGTCAGTTGCTAGTACATAGTCTACTACGATTGGTAAAAAAGTACCATCTGGAATATTAGTAAACGTAATAGCGTCAGCAAGTAGTGTCTTACCAGCCATTAACACCTTTACATTA